ACCAGTATCATGTTGATAAACAAAACCTTCTGTATCTCCATGATAATATTGTTCTACATTATTATTATCAAATCCTGAACCTATAGCAGTAACTTCTAAACTTCTTGTTTCTGACCATTGAAAACCATTTGGTCTCAATGTTCCTATAATTCCTTTTTGTTGTGTTTGTTCTAAACTTGTATTTGTATAAAATAATCTGTATTGTGATTTTTCTCTTAATACAACACTACTTATTACAAATGTATTTATATTTTCTGCTAAGTCTGTTACTAAAGGTTGTATAGCTTTACTAACTGTACCTAACTCAATATCTCCAATTCTTGCAGTACCAGCAACTGTTCTTAATCCATCTGGTGCTAAAAATATTAAATCACCACCAATCTCTTGAATACTATAACCACTTAAACAGCCTACATTTTTTGTAACTGGTACTATAGCTATATTACTTGAATCATTTATATTTATTAATTTAAATATACTGTTTGTACAAAATATAAATAACTCATTACGGAATCCTCTGATTCCTTCTATTTGGTCTTCTACTACTATAGAACCTGAACCAGTACCACTAAAGCTTGTAGGGTCTAATGTAGCACTATAAAATACTGTACTTAAATTATCTTCAACTCCTGCAGCTATTAAATGCTTGTCGTGAGTTGTAACATATTTAACACCCTTAGTACTTGATACAGTTATTTCTTCTGAAAAAAATGTTCTAGTATTTAAATCTCCTGTACCTTCCATTCTAAATATGTAAGGTTTGTTAGCTCCATCAGCTATAATAACTTGACCATAATCAAATGTAGCTCCATCAAATAATGTAAATTGACATTGACCTTGTGAAGTTCTTGTTAGTGTACTTCTACCTGTAAAGGCTGTATAATTATCTCCACTACTTGCTACAGAACTTCTACCTATATTTAACCAAGTTTGTCCATCATTACTAAAAAATATTCCTGTACCTGCAGTAGCTATTACACCATCTGCATAAGGAAATACACCTAATACATTTGTTGTACTTCCTGTAGGTTTTGTAGCATTTGTTGTACCAAACTTTTGATAGCCATTTATTCTTCTATAACCACCTTCTGTAGAAACCTCAAAGTTTCTTAAGTCTTTTGCAACTCCGGGAGTCTTAAGTAAATTAATAACATTAGTTGAACTTACTAATCCTCCATCAACTGCAACTGTATATGGTTGACTTCTAGCCATTAAAAGTATGTCCTATCATCTGTCATATATTTAGGAGTAGGATTCATAAGATTAGATTTCATATGCTTCATTCCTTTTTTATAATCATCTAAAGCAAAAGCTGCTTGTTGTGGACTTTCTTTAAACTGCCATACATAGTATCTAGTTCTTGCAGTTACTACATTACTATATTGCTCTGGTAAAGCCATCGTATCTCCATGAGCATCTAAAGCTGTAGGTTTTGTAAATGCATAAAAATGTACATTATACACTTTGTCAGGTATAGGACTTAATCCAAACTTTCTACTATCTGGAGATTTAATTACATATACAGGTTCTGCATGTGTAGAATCTGCATCATCTGAGTTTTCACTATCTCTGTAATATCTTCTCCAATCTGCAAGTGTTAAAAATTTTAATCCTTTAGAAACATAAGGACTTGATTCACCACTTACATTTATTGTAGTAATATAAAAATCATCCCAGTCAATAGAAGCAAAGTCTGTAGTAATACTAGAGCTACCATCTTTTAAAGTATAAAATCTTTGTCCAGCTACAGTTGCTACTGTTGTGTTACCATAGAACGGGTCTGTGCTTCCACTTACACCTGCACTAAAAAAAGGTAATTGTGGTTCTGCATTAGCTATATCAAATATAGATTTATTAACTGCATCCTTAACAAATTTTTGCAAACCTATTGCAGTTGCAAAGTTTGCTGATGTTAATGGTATTTCGTTTAGTTCTCTAAGAACTTCGTTAGTTAAATCTAAATATGTTGTTGCCATTATTTTTTATGTACCTTTTGTATTGCAAAGTTTGCCATTAAACTTGCACCTTTGTGTGGTACAAACTTTCCTTTGTGTTTCATTAATTTAAAACTACCATTTTTTTGTTTCATCCAATGGTAGCCTTTTGGAGCTTTAACTTTCATTAATTAGCTTTTTGAACTTCCATAGCTGCTGCTACCATACCACCAGCATTCATAGCACTTCTTTTCTTTTTCTCCATGCCACCATACATTTTTTTCTTTCTGCTCATGCCACCATACATCATGCCCATTTTCTTTTTATCTTCTTTCATGCCCATTTTGTATTTCATTATTTGTCTCCTTTATTTTTTTCTATTAAACTTTCATTGTACCCAACCATTTCTTTACACATCTTTTCTTTTTCTTCAATAGTTTCAAAGTAAGAAATGTTTCCTTCTGGTTTTGGATTTCCTTTCATATTTTCTTGTTCCATTTTATCTCCTTAAAAAGTGGAGGAGTCCTAAGACTCCCCCGATTGATTATTAATCAATTCCGTAGAAAGCTGATACTAAAGCTTCAGGTCTTAAAACCTTTGCTCCGTACACATGCAATCCTCTAACTATATCACCAAAAGAACTTGGGTCTCTTAATGTTTCTGTTGAAATAATAGTTTGAGCAGTTGCAGTAGATGACATGTGTCCACCTAAACATTTACCAGCAGCATTAGTTGTTGCAGCAATGTTGTTAGATTTATACATTTCAAATCCTCTTAGTTTTCCACTTGATACTAATCCATTTCTAATTGAACCTTGACCTGCGTTGAAGTCTACAGATAGCAACTTAGATGAAGCTTGACCTAGTACTTCGTAGAAGTCAGGACCAGCAACGAACCATCTACCTTCTTCAGGTACATTTTGTTCATCTAAAAGTCTTGCCATTCTAGCCATTACATCGATTGGGTCATGCTCACTAGAACCGAAACCTATGTCAAGGTTACCAGTTCCATCAAATGTACCGGCAGCTAAGTCGGTAGCATTGTCAGTACCTAACACATGGTCAGGTGAAGAACTAGAAACTCCTGAGAACATAGTTGCAATAACAGCAGCATCATATGAATCTCTCAATGCATATGCAGCAGATGATGTTGCGACTTCTTTAAAGTTGACATGTGACATGTTTGTTTCAATATCATCTACGATGAATTTGAAAGCTTTAGCACTATCAACAACCAAAGTAAGTTCTTGGTCAGTTAGTCTAGTTACAGTTGTATCAGTTGCTCTTGTGTAATCAGACACAGAGATAACTGGTTCTTTAATAATCTTTACAGAGTCTCCATAAGCAGATATTTCACCAGCATAGTCGGTGTTTGTTATAGCTTCTACTACTGAGCTCTTTCTAAAAAAGTTTAATACTTTTCTAGAATAAATACTAGGTAGGAAGAAACTATTAGCTTGTCCACTTACAGAGTTTGCAAAGTTAGCATTTGTATCGGTTGAGGGTTCAAAAAATTGAGCCATGATACTTCTCCTTTAAGTTATAATAGTTACTTTGTGATTCTGCCTTCTTGCATAGCGTTTGAAATTTCCTCTTCGTACTTATCAAACTCATCCATGCTCATAGCAGCAATCTCCTTTTCGGACCAAATCTTTTCCTGTTTAGGTTCAAC